CAAAGTATGAAGCGGCTCAAAAAAAAAGGATGCAATTGAATCAAGGGATCGACAAAGAAGGCAAGACGATATCAACTACAAGATTGTCATTTGCATTTGCGTAATTGTGTTTATGCTTTCCTGCGTTGGTTTAATGTATGAAATAGATCATATGTACAAAACAGACAAATACAAACATGAGATTGATGTTGAGTTTAGAAAACGCTTTTATAGCGACACTAAAACGCTAGAGTGCTTTCAAATATTTAAAGAGACTGGGTTTGTTCCAAAATACTGTAAGGATATATTATGAGTTGGTTAACACAAATTGCGCCCACTATTGCAACCGCTATTGCTGGACCCTTTGGTGGCCTAGCCTATGAGGCCGTATCTAAAGTGTTGGGCGTATCTCAAGATGATGCCAAGCAAATGATGGATGATGGCAAGTTAACTTCTGAACAAATAACAGCCATTAAACAGGCTGAATTAGACCTGAAAAAGACTGAGGAGACTCTTGGCCTAAACTTTGAACAACTGGCAGTTGCAGACAGAACGTCAGCCAGGAATATGCAAATAGCTACGCATTCCTATTTAGTCCCAGCTCTTGCGTTGATTATTGTTGGATCTTTTATAGCTACGATCTTTGGTACTCTGATGGGTTATTCGCATATTGAAAGTGCTATGGCGGGTACTTTGGTAGGTTATCTATCAGCAAAGGCAGAACAGGTTACAGCGTTTTACTTTGGTAGCAGTCAATCTAGTCAGAAGAAATCTGAAATGCTTTATAACTCTACACCTACATCACCAAAATGATTAATTCAAGAGACTTAAATGAATTATTGCCGCAAGTTAAATCAAGAGTTGAGAATTTTATTGAGGCTTGTAAACTTGCAGGCATCGATATTCTTGTTACATCAACATACCGTGATAATGAAAGCCAAAATGCGCTTTATGAACAAGGTCGCACAACTCCGGGGAAAATCGTCACTAACGCACGAGCAGGAGATTCTTTTCATAACCATCGTTGTGCTGTGGATGTTGTCCCTTTGGTGCTTGGCAAACCGGATTGGGATGGATCTCATCCCGTTTGGGAACAACTAGGAAAAATAGGGGAGGAGTGCGGCCTAGAATGGGCGGGTAACTGGAAGTCTTTTAAAGAACTTGCTCACTTCCAATATACATCAGGGCTTACTATAGCGCAGTTAAAAGAAGGCAATCTTATAAGTTGAGGGGATAGTAGATTTCCCGCCCCTCGCCAGGATCATAGGGTCTATACAGTCAAATCTTTGGGGAACTGTATAGAACTTAGCATTTCTCATCTACCAGAATAGGTACTAAGTTAAGTATGACCCCCCAAATTAATCTTTTGTTAAATACCATAAAGCTATAAATAAAAATATTGAAAACAAAGTCCAAAATAATATTGTGACTGTTGCAAAAATTAAGGCATCTATTAACATATAAATCCTAGAGGCGGGTAGATGAAAGAGGAAGGAGTCCAATCAAAACCTCAATCACCTACCCTAATATCAAAAAGGTATATCCGAGTCATCTTCAGGGGGCGGATCTCTACGAGTAGGGGTCTGAACATCTCTATCTTTAGGGGTTAATGATAGACTGAAAAACTTACTGTTGTCTTTTGTGTTTGTTTTGACCCAGGCACTTAACCAGTATTCAATCCCAGCCACATTGATCTGGCCCTTATATTCGGGATGGGTTTCTTTGCTTTTATCTCGGTTTTTACCAAGTACGCCTTTATTTGTGTTGTCATACGTCATTTAAGTGATTCTCCATGTTTTTTGATTGCTGACCTTGTTGTACTAGTTAACTTCTTCCAAAGGAATGTTTTCTCTTCGTCATCTGTTACTTTTAAATACTCTTTGTATGCGCCCACTATATCGCCCTGTGAGACGATATCTTCAATACCTATTGCAATGTCTACCAATTTGTTTTCAGCATCCTCATCAAGCTCTATAGCACTATCTGTGGGGGTTTGACGTTTAACAGGGGTTTGGCCTGTCGTGGCATCTAATACATCGTGCTCAACAATGCAAAGTGCCTGTACAAAAAGATACCTAGTTTGATAGGTTTCAACTGCACCAATATTTTGTACCTCATGGCATCCCTTGAGTGCGGCAGATCCCATTGGAGAACTGATCACAATAGTGTGTTCTTCAGGAGAATCCACGTTTACTATGATCATTTCCGCATATTCTTTCGTGAAAGAAATGGTTGCACACAATCCAATTTCGTGAAAGATATTTAAGGCGGGGATAAGAAAGTCTGATAACTCAAAGTATGAGTAGCCTGCAAACTTATTTAATCCCGACTTCTTCAGCTTCTGTTGATGAAACTTGCTCCTCGCTAGATTCAATTTCTGGTATGTGTTCATTTGTTTTATTCCTAATCTTATAAATTATCTGTTGATTAACCACTTCATAGTCAAATAAAGTATCACAAGTGCTACATTTGTATGAGCCTGGATACTTAACGAGGGAAAGGTCAGAGTGCTCAATCTTAAAGGCTTTGGTATGCCTTTTAATTCCGCAGTACTTTCCCTCCCCTTGACACTCTTCACGCATAGCGATCAAATTCTGTTGAGACTATTTTGCGCTGAGTTTCCCTGTCAAACTCCTGAAAGCTGAGAAAGTGTTTGTGTCCACAGCATTCGTCATTGGTTGTTTGTAATTCCAGACAGGTTTCACAATAATGCAATCCATAGAATTCTTTTAAATTCTTAGCTATAAAATCTTCGTACTCTTGCTTTAATTTCATTTTGGATCTCCTTTAAATAGTTTACTAATCTCTTTCTAAATGACCATTTATATGGTCCTTCTATCATTTCAACACCTCTGCTGATTTAAGTTTTTTTGTTTCAGAATCAAAAATTAGTTTTATGTTTGGTTTGCCTTTAACAAATTTAACTAAGTTTAAATATGGATCATGTAATACAAATTTTGTTAAATGAACATAATCAGATGTAGAAGTTGATTTAATTCTGTATGCATAGCTTTCATGCCAAGTAGGATTTTTAATATCTTTCCAATTGTGATAGCGATTTTTAATTTGAATTTCAGACCCATCAGCCCATGCTTTTATTATTTCTGCGTGTATATGTTTCATATTGCTTTCATTACCCTTTGATTTCTACCGCTAAAGCCTGGTCTTTTCTCTCCCGTATCGACTATTAAACCTTTCTTCATCAGAGGACAATATCTTGGGGTGATAGAGTTTGCTCTGTACTGAACCAACATATGCTCTACGTCTTGACTAATGCACCCATTTGGAAAGCTCCTAATCGTGTCTAGAACGATTTGTTCTAGCTTTGTAGGATTTACTGACTGTGCAGCTTCTTTTGATGTTTCAGGGTCTGTAGCACGAGCCAAACCCCTGTTAACCATTTGTCCTAAATTTTCAAAGAATTGGTTAAATGTTTTCATAATCTCACCTTATCTGTAATAGTCGTGTGCCATCTCATTAAGAGAATCACCGCACTCAATGGTTAACTGCATAAGCTCTTCATCAGTTAACTCTTCTTTGGTGTCTTCCCATATTGCATAACAAAAGTATGCATCACAAAAGTCTGGGTAATCTGTTGGGTCAACACCATCTACTTCAACGTCTATAACATTACGATTATTTAACTTCATTTTGGGACTCCTGTTGTTGTCTAATCCAGATAATTAATTGGGCTACATCTACAAATTTGTGTTGGGTTGATTCTGAAATCATGTCAAGTACAAATTGCTTACCGTCTGCAAAACCCTGTTTATATGCATCTAATTCGTCTACTAGTGCCATGTTATTCACCATCATATTCGTTGCGTGATGCCTGGATCTTGGCCCATACCAATTGCTCGATCTCATCTAAGCTATCGTCATTGAGGACCGGTATTATGTCAATGCCGTTGTAAACAACTTCATCGATTTCAATATACTCATTAAAGTCAGGCTCATACTTCAAGCCTAAGCTATCTGTTGAACCTACTTGACCACCATCATAGGTAAAGTAAACCTCTACATTTGCGCTGTTATAGAACACAGTTAACATACTCATTTGGGACTCCTTTGTAGTTAATCAACCTGTTGTTGATAAATGTAGTTTACTATACTGGTTAACTAAATCAATTGGTTGTTGTATTATTTTTATACTTTAAACCCTAATAGGGTAAACCCTAATACTTATATATGGTTTACTGAATGTGGTATAGTAAATCTTTTAAGGAGCTAGGAATGACAAAGAAGATAGATAACATTACTATTGAAGAACTAGAGAAGAGAGCAGGATCTATGTACAAGGTAGCTAAGATTTTAGGGATTACAGTTGTAGCCGCTTACAAATGGAAGAGAAATAATAAAATTCCAGCTCCCAGGATTAAGTCTTTAATGCTCTTACATCCTGAGTGGTTTGAACCTATTGAAGAAAAAGTTGAAGAAAAACTAGAAATACCTGCATAATCGTATATACTGAAAGCGTTGCAGTGACTCGCAATGTTTTAGACCACTTAACTAAGTATCTTGTCTTCATGCAAATCAAGCATTGAGGAGAGTCACCAAGATACTTAACTTAAGTGGTTTTTTCATTGGGGAAGCGCAATACTGATCGGGGTTAGACAACCAGACCTTTGAGAATGTGAATGCGACAGACTCAGATAAACGTGCTGAATCAGGCAGGTATCTCCTAAAGACTAGATCTTTTCGGGGTAGTGAAAAACTGAACAAGGTAACTTGTAAGCTAGATAAACGAGAGCATTAGCAAAGATGAAGTGAATAATCTTTGTAGTTATCAGATCTTCCTCTGGTTGTCAAATCGTGGGTTATTGATTAATTAGTAAACTTATAGGATATAGATTATGGATATAAGAGTAATTGTTAGATTGTTTGAAAGATTTCAAGAGAAAGGTTTTGTTACTGATTTCTTAAATAAAGAGGAATGGTTAAAAGAGTTATCTTGCTTTGAAAATAATTTACAAATGATTAAATTTGGTTTAAAAAATATTAAAGATGACTTACCTTCTGCTAAACAATTTGTAAAAATGTGTTCTCCACTTTACTCGGTAGAAAGACACTTAAATACTTATGATGGTAAACAATGGGCTAGAGATATTTTGGCTAACCATCAAGCAGGCCGATCAGTAAGACCTATTTGTTTAACATTTGCTAAAGAAGCATTAAGAATGAAGGAAGAAATATGAAAACTTGAATTTCTCATGTTGAACAAGATCAAATTACTAAGGATTGTTCACAGTCTTTTGATTTTAATTTTAATGGTATTACTTCTTTTGAAATACCAAAAATAGAATT